GTATATCAGAAGATTTCTCATCTGATAATGCTTGGTTATCTAAGTAAGTTGCAACACCTGATCCAGCAATATCTGCATAATCCACGGGTATTTCAACACCGTCACTACATCTCCATATCTTAACAGCTCCATCTGCTCCAACCTGTCCAATATATTGTTCTGTAGCATCTGTATAAATTTCAAACCATTTTGTATGTGAAGCAGTAGAGGGTGAAATTGTATTAACTAAATTACTGCCAGGACGTTTGATTAATTGGTCCACCACATCAGGTACACCATTAATTAAATCTACAACTTGACCAGGAATTTTTTTCTCATCTGGTTGTGTAGATATACCCTTGACATAACTAGGGACTTTTTGTGTAACACTTGCCATTAGCGTCTCAGTGCTCTATAAGGTTTATAAGATTGATAAGCTGATTCATCAGGCCAACCAAAGAATGAGTGATCTCCTTGTTGACATTCGTACTCTAAACAAGCTCCTCTAGCTTGAGCTTCAAATGTTGATAACATCTGTTGTAATTGTTGGTTAGATACTAACTGTACAGCAGCTCTACCTGATGCTTTATATATTATATACCTTTGGAATGGTGCTGGTATATCTTCAAATTTCAACAGCCTTACTTTATTAACATAGAAGTAATCATCATCAGGATATTCAAATGTATGGTTTACTCTATCATACATCTTCCATATCCCATCAGCAGTATCCTTTCTTCTTACGAAGTCACGAGTACGATCATGACCATCCTCCATGTCTATTCGTATCACATCAGATTCAATAATAATTTTATTATCTACTGTTGATACGTTCTCTTTTATATGATATTCTATATTAAATGTCCAGCCTTCATTCTGTACATCTTGATTTGATTCTTTGAGTAGATTGTATATGAATGATATCTCAGGGTTAGCAAAGTCTAATCCATTAATAGGAGACTGACCTATACTACCAAGAATCGCATTGACTGCGGATAGTTCGGTATCGATATCAACGGTTGTGGTAGTCATAGTTAAGAATTATAAATAAAAAAAGGGAGGTAGTGATACCCCCCTTATGAAACTAGTTATACTGAGCTGTAACAACAGCGCAGGTATCAGTTACTCCTGATGAACCTACGGTTGCATATGCTAGTCTTAAATCTTTAGTTGTGGAGGCAACCGCTGAAGGTGTGCCTGATCCACTTGTATCTGATGGAGAGATACGGGTCTCTGTACCTTGACAAGAACCGTACTCACCAACTGCTGTTGGAGCTGCCATAGTATTTTATTAGTTAAGAAACTGTTCCTATGTTAGCAGGACTCAAATGCTTCCTACCATACTCTAAAGGAGTAGGAGGATTCTTAGTGATTGATTTATCAACCTGTCCGATTCCGCTTAAGGAAGCACCGTTCCCTTTAACTCTAGTAATAGTTGTAGATGTTCCAGGGTTAAGTGACATAATTAGCTACGTGCTGAGGTTAATTCAATTGCACCTGCAGGGTTAAGAGTTCCGACGCCCATTGCGAGCCTTCCGACCATTACATCCCCTTGGTATAAAACACTCACATCTCCACCAGTTACTTGTACCTGTGGGCCAACGGCTTCCACAATACCTGCAGCATCTCTTTGATAGATTAGACCGCAGTGTGTAGAGAAGTCACCATTGTATGAGTTGTTCTCTCCTGCTACAGGGTTAACTGTACCAGCAAGGAAAGGTAGGTTGTTAGAACGCTTGATAGAAATACCTGCAATTTCAACTAGACCTTCACCAGAGTTTAGGTTACCTTGTGAGTTACCATAGTCTCTGTTTAAGATGTTAGATGAGACTTGTGAGACAAGTGCATAGTATTGTCTAGGGTTTAGTACTGCTGTACGTCCTGTCTTAGGTAGATTCTTTTCATCGAGAACAGCTGCTGCTTCGAAGAAGGCGTCTACTAGTGCCTGTGCATTGTACTCCTTAGTTGCACCCAATTCAATCTGAGTACCACCGGGTTCTGGTCCTGGAGATGCAGTGATAGGATGAGCTTCACGTGCTGCTAGAGCAATCGTTCTGAAGACTTTCTTATCATATGCTTCAGCCAGAGCATGACCAATCTTCTTGGAGATCTCTGATCTTAGTGAGTAATGTGCAAGTGTTTCATCTAGATCATATACGAAAGCACTAGAGATGAGGAGATCATCGCATTGGATGGTCTTCTCTGCTACTGGTGGATCGCCTGATCCGAGAATAGGTTCACCCGGAGTATGGTAAGCCGCTTGCATGCGTCCCGTAAAGATGAACTGTAATGATTTACCGTTCTTTAGGGTACGTCTTTGCACGGTATCACGTGCTATAGTTGCTGACTCATAAGCTTTGAATAGCTCTCCTGAGAACAGCTTTAGATAGGTTGCATACTTGGTATCATATGCCTGAGAACCAGCGGTATTAGAGACCGCCTTATTCAGCGCACCAAGTACTGACTGTGTGGCGTTAGCCATGTTTAGTACGAGAGTTGTATAGTTTACTGACTCTCAAACGTTTGAGAAAAATTTCGAATTATATGTTGTGGTCTATCCCACCGTCTAGACAGCTTAAGGGTATCCTCGTAAGGGC